TGAGAGGTGTGTCACCACGCTTCATGTTTAGTCGTGAGCCTACAACCTGACCGAAGCTCATGTCAACCATAGATGGGTCTTGACCAGCCTCGTCTAGTTGTACCTTCTGATCCCTAGCTTTGAACCTAAACTCTTCTGTAAACTTAAAGTTGTGCTTTAGTGATAAACCTTTTAAGTCTTCTAGGTCTGTTATGTGCTTGTTCCAATCATTGTTAGCACGTATTACATCACCTAGTTCTTCGTATTGTTCCTTAGATAGGTTGAGGTTCTGGATGTCATCAACACCCATGTCATCCATTAGTGACTTTACTTTGGTTGTTATATTGTTAAGTTGTTTAACTGCTATTCTAGCTTGATCTTGACCAAATGAGCCTAGTAAAGTTCTAAAACCTGTAGAGATTGTGTTACCTGAGAACAGGGTCTGCTCTCTGACAGTACCTATAAAGTATCTAAACTCTGCATTTGTTCTAGGACCACCTGCATTGTAAGGCATTACGTCCACACGCTCTAGTACACGCACAGAATCTACGTTAGTTACGTACAAATGGTCTAAGAATGTGTTAGGTATCTTGTATATAGGTTTGTCAGGATTGATCTCGCTCTGCTTAAATGAACCACCTTTACCGCCTTTTGCTTTTAGGTCTAGTATTAGCTCATTGTCAGGCACATTAGATACACGGTAGCCTATATCACCAAACTCTTCTGTGATATTTACAAACTCACCACCCTCAGCTACTACACGCTTGAGCCTAGCAGATGACTGAATATGCCAAGAAGCGTCACTTAAGTCTACTAAAGCGTCATATGCGTCAAGTGTCTCTTTACTTGGGTTGACTCCGTACATTGTCTTGTACATAGGGTCAAATGATTCTCTAGTAGGGTAAGCTCTCATCCAAGATAACTCACCATCACGTAGCTGAGTAAAGAAGTCTGAAAGGTTTTCTCTTTCTTTTCCTTTTACTTTTCTTATAATCTTTTCGTAAGGCTTTACTTGGTTAGATACTAAGGCTTGACCTGCTTCAGCCTGTAAGAACTTACCACCAATCTTGTCACCAAGCCTAAGTGTTGCTGCACCAAATACTTTATTGATTGCATCCTTGACAAATCCACCCTTATCAAACCTGTCTATCTCATCTGGTAAACCTAAGACATTGACACGCTCTTCAGTTTCTACGAACCAGCCTCTACCTTCTTCTTTTTTGACAACCTTCAGGCTAGGGTCTTGTGCAGCTACAGCTTCAGCATCCATTTTTCTTCTGAAAGGAGCACCTGATCCATCCTTACCTAGTCTAACTACTACCTTGTAGTCCTCTGAACCCTCGTCAATAATCTTAGTTCTCTTTACATTGACTACTGCGTCATTAACACTAGCTGATATTCTAGCTGCTGTTTCCAAAGAAACTTTCTCTAAGGTTTCTCTTGATACATACTCACCAAAGCTACCTCTTCGATTAGCCTTTTCTAGCATCTCTGTAATAGAGTTCTTCCTTACAAAGTCTCTAAAGGTAACACCATTAGGTCTACTGGCTGGTCCTGACACTGGGTCTAGTTCTTCTGGTAGTGTTCTTCCTGCATTTACTACGTCTGTCTGTGCACCAGTATCATCCACTAGCTTACCTGCTACCTCAGCAGCAGCTTCATCACCCTTTATGACAGCCACAGTGTCTACAGGTTTACGAGACTTTGACAAACCAGAGATTTTGTTTAGTATTGTACCTTCTTCGCCAGCAAACTCTTTAGCTCCTTTAGTTACTAAAGACTTCAAAGGTGAGGTTACAGCCTTGGTAGACCCTAGTGTTGCTATATCTACTACACCAAAGACTGCCCATAGGTTAGCCATAGGATCATCACCTAGGTACGTTGCATCATTGGCTGCTTTGTACAGGTTCCAGATACTATCGTCAGAGAAGATACCTTCGTTCTTACGTTCTGCTATGTACTCTTTAGCCCAGTCCTTAAACTCGTTAGGAGATAGTGTATTGAAAGCACCTCTTATCTCTTTACCTTCACGGTTAGACCTGTAGGTTATGTTCTCGAAAGCACCTATAGTTATCTCTCTTAGAACATTAACGTCTAGAAATGATAGTATCTTAGACACACCTGACTGATCGTTGTCTTCTAGTTCCTTAGCTACTAAGTCATTCCAAGACTTCATGTTTGCCAGAGTACGAGCAGCGTATCCGTTGACACCGTTATCATCTAACATCAACTGTTGTATCAAGGAGTACTCACCAAGCGTCATATCCTGACCCTTCTCTGTACGCTCCTTGATTATCTCAGACATCTCTTCTGCACTAAGGCCATCTTCGTAGGCTTTTTCTATAGCTGCTGCGTAGTTAAAGTTTACGCCTTGCTGTAAGGCTACAACCTCAGCAGTATTGTCACCCATAGCAACCTCAGCTTCTACCTGATCAACAGGTATGTCTGTAGCTATGGAAACTTCTTGGGCTTTGTCGATGTTTACTTGACTTGTAGGGTCATAGGGCTTCTCAAGTTCAGCATCTGTTTCGTCCATTAAAGCTAGTTCATTGGAGACTTTATCTTCAAGAGTTAAAAGAGTTGTCATTCTTTAACCTTATACATAATTGTTAAACTGCGGTAACATACCGTCTAGTTGATCACCATACTTAATACCTGCACCAGCGAGACCAAAACCTAAACTTGCTATGTTACTATACATACCAGATTGTGCTTGCTGAGTACTTTGTAGACCAGAGAGTGTAGTAATCTGACCACTTAAAGCTCCCATTTGTGATCCAAATCCTAGGTTTGCTCCATACTGAGATGACAAACTAGCTAAACCACCTGCAACGCCTGATCCTTGGATACCACCTGCAGCAGCAGCGGCTCTAAGCTGTGATCTTCGTCTAATAAAACTTCTTACAGACTGTCTTCGCTGTCTTGTAGCAGCTACTTTTTGTTGTTGCACTTGTGCTTGTGCAACTTGTACAGCAGTAGCAGAGGCAGCTTTAGCAGACTTAACAGATTTAACTGTAGCTGCCGCACCTATTACACCTGCAGTTAAAGCTGCTCCTGCTGCTGAAACACCTATACCTGCTACAGTTGCAGTTGCCGCTGTGATACCTAATGCTGTAAATACCGCCATTTATATTTCCTTTACATATGCTGTTTCAATAGGCTCAAAGCCTTTTCTTTTAAATAAGACACCAGCTTTACTATTTAAGACGTTATCTATTTCAGATAGTCTAACAAAACTACAATCTTTTTCCTTAGCCCACTCTACATACTTGTCTATTAACTTTGGGGCAGTTTTTCCATTTCTATGATTTGGGTCAATCCAAAGCATTAATTCTTGAGCTACCCTGTAGTTATTAATCGGCATCTCTGATACCATAGAAACTAGCCCACCTACTACTTCATCATTATGTAGAGCTATATAAACAAAACCATACTCACTGTCAACTAGTTGTTTAAATAAAGAGTTAGTTTTATTACTATCAAATTTAGCCCAAGATTTTTGACAAGCTTCTTTACTAAAGTTTTTTGCAGCTATTATAACGTCAAGTAAATCTTCTTGTGTTGCTTCACGTATTGTATATTCAGTCATTAGTAACGAGGGTTCCTTCCTTGTACCAAGCCCCAACCTAGGAGCAAGAAGTCTTTACCCTGTTCACTTTCGTATTTTATTCTCATGGATCGTCCGTGTCCACGTATTTTTACTCTTGATGTTATGACATCATCTGGATAGTTGAAGTCACTAAGGTTACTGTTGTTAGGAAACAAAGGATACTTCAATCTATATACCTGTTGCGCTGTACCAAAGGCTTCAGCAAAATCCCAAGAAGCAGAAACTTTTAAACCTGATGGTCTTACAGCTTCGTAACCATCATTCTCATTACCTGTAAATCCTGTCTCAGTTACTCTACAGTATGTAACAATGTAAGGTGCGTTCTTCTTGGTTATAACATCACCTACAAAGTCGTAACCTGTTTCAGCAAATGATGAGTAGTCTGTATTTGTCCAATCAAGAAAAGTAATCCCTGTAAATGCACCAAAGGTTATCTTGTTGTTTGACCCTTCTCTACAGATAAGAACAATAGCTGGGTCTCCTGTATTTGTATTGGATATTTGTGTAGACACAACGTCATTACCATTAGATGTAACAACATCGTCTGCACCGCTGTTTGATGTAACGTCTAGAGCTACTTCACTAGCACCATACCCTGAGTAAAAAGCTAGACCAATCACACAGTCTGTGCTAGAGCTTTGGTCAGAGATTTTCCAAGGAAAGAAAGCTTGGAGAGGCACATCAAGAATTAAAAAGTTGTTAAGTTTAGAGGCTACAGTTTCATCTTTATTAGGATAGCCCCAGTATATTCTTTTGTTGATAGCATCGTAGACAGCAGTTACTTTTAGTTTAGCATCAGCGTCAATAGAATCCCAAAAGGTTTGAACAGTAGGTATTGTTATGTTCTGTTCTTGACCTTGGCCTGACACTGGGTCTGTTTGTAGTGTGTGTATTCCAAATCTTGACCACCAGAAAGGAACACCCTCAGCTTCAACAAATGTCTGAGGCTGTAAGATACCAACTCTAGTAACCCTGTTTATAGAAAAGGACGCTGCTCTAAACACACCGTCCACACCAGAGATTTGCCACACACCATTTTCAGCGAACACAAAGAGAGAGTTTTGGTAAGCGTATAGCCTTTGTATTTTAACAGCGTCTGGTATTCTTATAGTGCCACCATCTGTATCTAAGAGATCAGATATATACTCTGAAGTAGGGTCATTCTGTTGGTGACAAACACCTAAGTCATCTACTGTCTCAACAAGTTTAGAGAAGAGTATTGTACCAGCATTTTCAGCACTGTCAATACCTGCGTAAAAAACTCTACCAGAGAAAGACTCAGCACACCTAAACCTAGATGCTTCTGTATCAGTCATCTTAGTTAAACCTGACAGACCTGAGGTTGAACCTCTGTTCTTTGTAAAGAAGTCTAGTTTATAGTGACCATTACCTGTTAGAGTCGTACCACCGTAAATCTTTTCCCACTCTGCAGAATCGTAGTTACCATCTGTGTCTTTACCTGCGTACCAAGGATGAGTAAGTCTTTTGGTTAAATCTGTAGGCGCACCGTTACCTGTGTTCCAACCTGCGTTTTGTGCATCATACTTTCTGTTTTGAGAAGGTGAACTATCATTATCAAAGTATGTATTTGTGTCACCTTGAAACTCAAAGTCTCTTATTTCAAAACTTACCTGAGTAACTGTAAATGTACCTGAGCTATACTGAATAGCTATAGTGTTTATCTCAGGTGATGATACAACTAGAGTACCCTTGATTGATGTAAACTGACACTTAGCTGTGTCTGCACCATTAGAACCAGACTGTTGAAAAGTAGCTAGGTTAACTGAGTTAGACTCTACTTGGTTAGAGTAAGGTAAAGCACCCTTGTTATAGAAGTAAAGTATAGCACCCTTTTGAAGGACCAAGAACTCTAGATCAGCATTACCACCAACGTTAACCCAAGAGCCTGTGGCTGTCTGTTCAGCATCACTAAGGGTAAACGAAGACAGAACATTACCTGTCTCATACTCTACACCTAAGCGTCTACGTCTAGTACCATCCCTACGTAGGTCACAGTTTAGCTCATCGACAGAAGCACCTTCAGGGAATGTAAGTTCAGCAGCCTCAGTTACAAGACCTTTGACAAAGTTGTTAACTGCCTTTTGACTTAGACTTTGAGCCATTGCGTTCTTTCTCACGTTGGTCTGCGTATTCATTACGCTGAACAGTTTTAGTTTTTACTTTGTTTTTTAAGTAATGCTCTACAGCTTCTTTACCTTTTTGTAAGCTAGAGTATCTGCCAGATAGTTCACTTGGTACTGAACCTTTTTCGAACTTGACTTTAAAGAAACTATATCCACTTTCTTCTTTATGTACATAAATCTCTGACACCATTTTGTCAGACTTTATTACACAATGTTGGTTCACTGTGTCAACATCTATTTCAATCATTAACTTCTTCCGTACTGGTTTCTTGAAGCTAGTCTAGTTTTATATTGATCATTTTGTACGTAAGACTTTAACCTACGTGCAGACTGCTCAACCTTAGGATCAGAGCCGCCCTTAAATAAACTCATACAAGCTGACTTAGCTTCAGCCAGTAGTAAAGGCATTAGTGTTTGGTCTAAGTCAGGCTCGAAAGCATCTGTTTGACTAAAGGTTGGGTATATAGCACAGAACGCTCTTGTTTTATTAGCTGCTAAATTAGCTTCTACTGAAGCATCATAAGCATCCATTATAATGTGGTTGTCGTTAAACGAGGTGTAGTACGATGGGTCTTTATCGTTTCCTACAAATAGTTCTACAGATTGGTCAACAGTAGTTACCTTCTTAGCTGTTTCATCCATTCTGTCTAAGAACACTAAAGGTTCTACGTAAACTATTTCTCTGTAGTCAGGAACAGAAGCAGTACCTATATTGTAGTCAACTCTCATTAGTTGTTTTGTTCTTGCAGGGTACGTAAAGTGAGTAGGCTTTGCATTGTTAGCTAAAGAAACTAGAGGTATTAGTTTGTTATGCTCTGGTATATCTCTGGCTGCAATTATGTTGAAGTAAGTATCTTCTACTACTGAGGCTACCTGTTGAGCCTCTACTGTGTCAGAAATAGTGTTTACATCTTCTGAATCCATATCAGATAGAATAGACTGTACTATTTGTAAGAGATTACTTTTCATTACGATCCATCCACGCAGATAACTATGCAAGCTTCAACGTGTGAGCTTGGTGCACCTGCACACGCTATCTTTATAAAACTTCCTGCTGTTACTGTGTTGTTCGATGAAGGTGATAGTGTATCTACATCGCCTGCAGCAGAACCTGATTGAGTTATAGTAAGGACTCCCATTGAAGAACCCGATGAATTAGTTACAGTAAATACAGCATCTCCACCAGATATAGCTGCTGTCAAAGCACTTTGTATTTTAGTTATAGTTCCTGCGTAAGGTATGGGTACATAAAGATTACTTGCAGATGAAATGTCTGGAAACTGAACTGTTAGTATTGTTTGTCTAGATGTCCAAGTACCTGAGCCAGAACCGTTAGCTAAGTAAACGTCACCACTACTTGCTGAAGCAACGCCTTTAGGTTCATGTAAGAAAGGATCAGAAAGAGTAGAGTGGTTTACGTTTGCCATTAATATCTCCTAGGGAATAAGTAGGGTGCTCCCGAAGGAACACCCAAAGCTTTTAAGGCTCGATGTATTCGATAACCAACTTGGCTTCACCAGCAGTAAATGCTGCTGTGCCATAGATAGCTTCGATGTATACATCTGCACCACCAACAGTGGCTGTACCACCGACTAGCGCACCGTCACAAGCTACAGCTTTGTCAGCAACGAGTGCTGCTACAGCTACGGTTGCGTCAATACCATCGGCATCAACTGCAGCACCTGCTTGAGTGTAAGAACCTATTGTCAAAGTAGCTGATCCACCTGAGGTGAAAGCTGTAGAGACAATAAGGTGAGCACCAGTGATGTACGAACCTGCTGGAATAAAAGCATCGTGATCTTGTGGAGTTGCCACAGATGAAGGAACTTCTGTTCCTGTGATATTCATCACTAATGCTTTCTTCTGACTTGAAAGAGAAGTACCACGCTTTGCAGCAGTTCCCTGTTCACCTGCGGTAAGAATTTCTAGACCGTCTGCGTTTACATAACTCATAGTCTACCTCCTTACGCTACTGTTGGTTTCGTGATAACACGAACCATGTTTTCAGGACGATACAACTTGACACCATAACGAGCAGTTGTTACAAACTCGTGTCTTTGGAAGTCTTTGTTGTAGTCGTAGTCAACCTGAGGTTGCTGTCTAAACGCACCCACGAATGGATTTACAGACTGATCTGCTGAGAAGAACAAGTTTACAACACCATTTGTTGATGAGTAATCTTGGTTAGCAGCAGCTAAATCTGGAAGTGCGTTATCGGTTGCTGTTGGTAGGAAGTTTGAGCAGTATACGTCAAACCCATATACGTTTGCTACGAAACGCATACCAGTTGCTATACCATCACGAACTAGTCCTTCGAAACGTGGGTTGTTTGACACGTTTACGATGTTGCTCAATGTGTTAAGTGTGTACTCAACAGATGGATCAACGATGGCTACCAAGTTGCTGTCTGGAACGTTCTGTTTTTTCAGAGCGTAACGTGCATAAGCAAACTCTTTCAAGGTGATAACTTCACCTGTACCAGTAGAACCAACACGCATTGAGATGCTGTTGATTGCTTCTGTTGAGTTAGCTGATACGCCAGCTTCAGGAGCAGCGAGAGTTGTTGTCTCGAAATGTTCCATGATTGCACGTTCTTGTTCAGGTACAAAGCGTGACATTAATTCTGAAGAATAGAATGTGTCTTGCTCTGCTTTCTTGGTCATATAAGTAGCTGATGAGAGATACTTATCGACTGAGAATGTAAAGTTACCTGTGTCTAATGGACGGTAGGTAACAGCACTGTCCTCAGTGTAGTTGTCCACTTGTGCCTGCCCGATAGAAGGAATGTTGAAAGTGTTTCCGTCAGGAAAACCGTCAAGCATACGAACATATCTTTGTGCC